CGTTCCCGAGCGCGCGAGGTAGCCCCCGGTGTCCGTCTCCGTCCAGGTGTCGAAGTTCTCGGTCGCGCCCTGCACCGGCCAGGCCAACAGGGCGATCAGCATACAGGTTGTCAGAGCGCGATTCATGGTGTACTCCATCACAAAAGTGAAAATAAGGGGGCCGCTGTTGTTTGCAGTTACATCAATCAGGCGCGCTGTCTGCTTCCCAGGTGCCGCTGACGGCGATGATCTCCCATCGCTCGTCATTGATCGCCTGAAGAGTCACGGACTGGCCCGCCGAGTCGGTTTTGCACGCCAGATATTGGCCGGCCGTGCCCTGGTTGATCTTGTCGCCAGAGGCGGCCTTGATATACAGATCTTCAGCCGCTGTCGAATTGGCGTCGATGAACGTGTAGGTCAGGCCAGTGGCGGCCGTTGGTAAGCTGAAAATGACATTGGCAGGAGTGCCGCCTGCACCCGCCTCATTGCCGTCGCAGACGATGATCCAACCCGTCTGCGATGCGCTGATCGTCTGGTCGTCGGTGTAGGTGACGACGCTTCGCATCTGGCCGGGCAGGGCTGTCGTTCCTTCCAAGATGCCCTCGACCTCGTTGGCGAACTTGTAGAGCGGGTTCAGGTAGGCGCTGCCACTGGTGATGAAGTTCGGGTGCTGGGTGATCTGGCTGGCGGAGTTCGTCATGGCGCCGTAGACGGTCGCCACGGCGATGAGCACGGCCACCAGACCGATCCAGAAGATGTGCTTGCGCTTCATGGTCTGTGACTCCTTTGTGGAAAAGGCCAGGGGGCCGCCCTCAGACAGCCCCCCAAAGGCCGGTCCAGGGTAGTGACTTACGGGTTGCCGACGTTGCTCGCCATCACCTGCGTATGCTTGGCGCTCGGTGCCTCGGCGATTCGCGCCTCGTAGGTGATCGTGGCGGTTCCGGTCAGGATCGCGTAGATGTCCAGGTATTGCTGGTCGGCCTCGTACGGCAGGGGCACACGCAGGACGTAGTTGCCTGCGATGTCGATCCTGCTGTCGCTGCCCTTGGTCATGGCGGGCGTCAAGAGGATCTGCGTCACCGTCCCGTTCAAGGCGCCGCCGCTTTGCGTGGCGCTCTTACGGAGGGCGAACTGGACGGTCCCCGATCCGCCGGCGGCTTTCACCGTGCGGATTTCCAGCGGGAGAGGCAGTTGCCCGACGCCGATCTGAGGTTTGGTACGGCCCAGGTCGATGATATTGCTCGAAGCGGTGCTGCCGACCGTCACAGCGTCGCCCTTCTTAGCGGTGAAATATTGTGCTACATCGGTCATTCCCATCAGGGAATCTCCTTTCTGGTCGCGGGCTCAACGGAGCCCCTTCGGTTAGGCTGCTGCCACAGCGGTTTCGTTGTTGAGCAGCGCGTCACACGGCCTGATGTAGACATCGTTGATGCGGTTCATCTCGATGCCATACGGGTTGTTCTTGTCGAGGATGACGTTCTGTCGTCCCACGGCGATCGCCGTGAGAATCCAGCGAATACGGGCGTTGCAGTACATGAAGACCGGCTCCGGTCCCTTGAAGACCTCCATGCGGGCTCGCAGGATCGTCTCGAAGATCGAGTCATCGGTGTAGCTGGCCCGCGTGGTGGGCACATTGATGATCCGGGCCATGGCACGCTCGTCTGCGATGACCAGCCCGAGCCTTTGCTGGAACTCGGTACGGACATCGTAGCGCGTTTTCTTGGCGACGCTGGAGTTGGCCACGACCTCAGCCTGGTTCGTCCACACCTCGACCTCGCCCTTGTCCATCATCTTCATGCCGTTGTTCTTGTCGTTCGCGGGCGTGATGAAGAAGACCTTGCGATAGCCGGGCTGAATCAGCCAGATGCTCGTGGTGGTCGATCCCGTCCCACCGGCGTCGAACGTGGCGTAGTCGCCGTTTTTGACGTTGATCGGGTCGGAGGCATCCGGCCTAGCGCGATAGGTGCCGAGCCCGTCGAACTTGCTGCTGTTGCCGGCGCCAACGCTGGTGCCGTAGATCAGGTGGTTGACGACACCCTGACCGAAGCCCTCGCCGCTCGCATCCTCCAGGTCCGCGCGGAAGCGGGCCTTGTTCGGGTGCAGATCGAGAATGTCTTCCGGGATGTCCAGCCGCATCTTGAACTGCGAGATAACGGCCTTGTACTTGTCGAACTGGACGCTCTGAGACGACCAGCCTTCCGCGATATCCAGAATCTCCGGCGTCGGCAGCGCACTGATCCGCGCTCCCTCATGCGAGAGAATGCCGTTGCCCGGCACGATGGGGATATCGTTCATGATTGGGTTCGACTCGACCAGCGTATTGACGAAGCTTTCGTACCGCCCGTTTTGGACGGTCTTCATTGCGTCGGCCATCGTGATCCGAGTCGCCCACGAGTTTGTAGCCATGAGTAGACTCCTTTCGCTTTGTGTTTGTGGTCACGTGGCGGAAAGGTGGTCGGCCTCATGGCCGGCTTTCCTGCTGCTTTACGCCTGCTTTCCGGCGGCTCCTGCTTTCGGAGCGAAGCATCAGGCCCGGCTTGTGCCGGGGTGGTCTGAAGGTCTGAACTTATGAGGGGCTCGTGGGTGTTCTCGCTATGAGGCCACGAGCCCCGATACTGTCTCTTGCTTACCGCAGTGGTTCGATCTCGACACGCTGGATCGAGTGCGGTGGGTGAACGGCGGTCTGCCGCGTGTTGGGCACCTTCTGCGTGATGCCCTTGGCGACAATCTCGTCGGCTCGCGCCAACGCCGCCTCCATGCTTGCCGCGTTCTCGTCTACGATGCCCATGCCATTGACGCGGACGCGAATCCGATAGCTCGGGGACGGGACGACGTTCTGCGGTCGCTCCTGTTTGCTGTCTTTGTTGTCCTCACTTTTTGCCATTCTCAGATCTCCTTGGCTCCTGCGTCCTGGAGTCCCCTTCGCCTTCCGGGATGACTCTCAAGGTCGCAGTGCCGCTCTTGCCGCCGGCTGTGAACGGAATGTTTCGTTCGCCACGGTCGGTTCTTATTGCTCTTTCTTCGTCCATCGGACAGGTTCTCCTTGATTGGGTGTAGGTCAACTCTCCATCACCTGCTTGCTGTTGGGCCATCGCTCCGCGATGTTGATCTCATCACTGCCGCCGCCTCCACCCCGGCCGATCCGCGTCGAACCCTCTGCCTGGGCCACGGTGGCGAGTTCGGCAATGGCGGCGAGCAACGGCGCCATCTTCTCCTTGCTGCCGGTTTCGAGCAGGGCCGCGATGATGTCGTCCCCCTTGACTCCGGCTTTGTTGCCCCACTCCTTGAGCATCTTGCCCGCCAGATCCTCGCGACGATTCCACTCCTGCTCTCCGTGCCGATCCACCATCTCCTTGCGGGTATCGGCCCAGAGTTGTTGCAGACGGGTCACCTCGGCGTTGTGGGCCTCGATGCGGCTGCCGGTGAGCATCTGGTGCAGTTCCGCTACCGCCTCCTTGCCGATGCAGTGCTTGACGCCCCAGGCCCGCAGAGAGGCCTCTGACGCCTCGTCGTACTCCAAGCCCTCGGGCATCTTCGGACGCACCAGTTCATAGCCGTCCGGCTTGTCCGGTGCATCGACCAGAGCGCGGACGTGTTCTGGTTTGAGAATGCCCTTGAGTCGCCCGGTGATCTTGGCGACCTCCTCTGGCTTGGCGTCATCGAGGCTGTTCGGGACGCGGAAGCTGTTGCGATACTGCTTTTGCAACTCGACGTGACCGCGTACCTGCTCGGCATGGCTCTTGTACTTCGACATGCTCTTTCGGACGTCCGGGTTGCTGGCCAGGTCGCTGAGCTCGAAGTCCTCGTGAAGCCAATCGGGACCGGCAACGTCCCCATCGCCGCCTTCGCCCCCTCCGGCGCCCCCCTCGCCTCCCCCGTCGCCCTCGAATCGGGCACACAGCCGGTTTCCGGCCCAGAACGGGCCGAACATCAGTTTCATCCACTCATTCATCGTGTTCTCCTGTATCGAGTTTCATCCTGCGAAGCGCCATCCTGGCGGCATACCGAGCCACCTTGGCGATTTCCTTCTCGTCGAGCATCATGGACAGTTCGCCCAGGATGTAAGCCCTCACAGCCGGGTCCGCATCGGGACTGAACAGGACCAAGAGCTTGGCTGCCAGATAGGCCGATCCCGCCTTCTTGTGGGCCTGAATCAGCATGTTCCGCTCAGTAGCCACCTTCGTCCTCCTGCAAGAGGATCGTGCATTCCTTGAACCGCAACTGGCCTTCTCGGGCCTTTCGCACGACGTCACGCGGTCGCATGTGCTTTCGACCGTCGCCGCCTTCGTACTCCCGCATCAGGCGAACCAGCGTATCGCGGTCCAGGCGGATGACGTGGTCGGGTTCGAACTCGCCCTTCGCGCGGCGATAGAGCAGGCTCGTCAAGATCGGCTGGTGCAGTTGGATCGTCTCGGTCATTGCTTCACCATCTGTGCCAGGGGGCTCGTGCGGTCGGTTTTTCCACTGAGGGCCTTGACCGTCTCGGCCTGGGCCTTGCCTTCGAGCATCGCCTGTTGCCGGGCACGATCCTCCAGGATGCCCGCCACGATGTCCTCGTACTCGCGCTTGTCCCGGATCGTGTCCTGCCAGATTCCGACCTCCTCCAGGATGTGCTCGACCAGTTCCGGCACTTTGACCTTGTGGATGGCCATCTCATCGAGCCCGTAGAGCGGGCCGGTCATCTCGATCCCGGTGCGGACGCGGCTGAGCATGGTGTTGAGGCGCTGGGCCTGACTCAGTGACCCCTCGAACTGCGGGATCAAGTCGCCAGAGCCCTCGTAGAGATACACGTCCGGGGGCTGCGGGATGTCGCCCTCGGCGTAGCGAATCTCGAACACGCGGTCGTCGATGGGCCAGAGGTCTTCCGTCTCGATGCCCTGGATGCCGCCGGAGAGCTGGGTGAGCTTTTCCGCGTCCATGTCGATGATCTGGGTGGCGGTAGGCGGGGCCTGCTTGTTCGCCACCATCTGGGTCAGTTGCAGGAAGTAGTTGACGAAAAACCAACGCCTGCACGACTCTCCGAGGCGGTCCCACATGCGCTCTGCGGTAATGAAATCGCCTTCGTGACCGAATGGCTGCGGGGCGTACTGGAACTCGTCCTCCCCGACGTAAGTGGTCTGTCCCGGCATTCGGTTGATCTTTGCCGCAAGCCTCGACAGCGCCCAGATCGGAGGACGGGCCTTGAGCTCGGCCAACTGAATCTGGGACCGGAACGCCCTCTGCTCGCTCTTGACGTCGATGATCGCGTGCCATGCGGGCGTGCGGGAGTAGGCCTCGTTGGGATTGAGGTCCCAGTCGCCCACCACGAACGGGCGGCTGCGGTAGTACCGTATCTGCAAGGGCTCCTGCTTGTCGTGGTCGGTGTTGCGCAGTTGCCACATGCACACCCAAGGCCGATGCTGCATGATCTCAACGTCCGTCTTGGGCCGGTCCCGGAAGATGCGGTCCTTGACGCGATAGAACGATTGGAGGATCTCCCACTCGGCCCAATGGCTGCCGCTCTGCATCGCGTGCTTCAGCGTCATCGGGAACAGATGTTCTGATCCGGCAAACGTGTCGTACACCTCGATCGCGGGCATCTTGTAGACTATGTGCAGCCCGACGATCTCCCCGAAGTAGTCCCGAATGACCCAATACTGGTTGTGATGGGGACTGGTGTAGACGATGCGGCTCTCGGTCGGGTGCTTCTCGATCACCATCACCGGCGAACCCACCGTGAACTTGGAATGGAAGTATCGGGCCAGGGCCCGGTAGAAGGTGCTCTCGCGGTCGGCGTAGGTGTCGAGCATGATCCGGTCAAGCTGTTGCAGCCAGGCCCTGGTGTCATTGTCGTCGCTAAGCTCCTTCTCCGGCAGCTTGAACCGTCGCCACGGCTGGGCCGGGTTGCACATGCCGGCAAAGACGCCCTGCGTCATCACGCGCCCCGCATAGGCCGGATCGCCGTTGTAAACGTTGGTGGACTCGAATAGCCTGCCCTTGTTGTCCACGACATCGGTGAGGTCAGGGCGGAAATACTCGACGATCTGCTCGCGGGGCTTGTCGAAGTCGTGGCGGACCTTGACAGCCCTCGCGTGCCGATCCTCGACCCGCTTGTAGATGTTCATCTCGTTGTACGGTTGCAGGAGCATCGACGCCTATCCCCCCAGAAGCCTGCCGCGGTTGCCGAGTTTGACGTCATCGAAGATGCTGCCGCCGCTCTGGACCACACCGGCGAGGCGGGCCAGGCGTTTGCGGCGCTCCTCTGGCGTCTCCGTGCGGCTGGCGATCTGGGATTCGAGGCTGTCGCCTTTGGGCGCCGGGCCGATGGCCTTGAGCTTGGCTTCTTCGGCCTCCTTCGCCCGCCTGGCTCGCCGCTCGGCCTTGCTCTCGCCGTGGACCACGCTCCGTACTGACTCACTCAACCAACTCATCTGTCATGCTCCTTGTGTGCGATGGGCGCAAGCAAAAAGGCCGCACAGGGGGTATAGGCCCCTATACGGCCTTGATTGCTTGCCTTGCGTCGCGTCACCCGCTGGCCGGCGGGATCGGCGAACCCGTTATTCCGTTGTCGTTACGCTACCAGTTGACCACCTCGTCGTCGTCTTGGTCGTGGTAGGCGGCTACGGGCCGCATGTCGCCCACGTAGGTCTTACCTACCTTGCCATATCGGATACCCAGGGCCACCGTCTCCAACGCCGAAGCCCCGTGAGAGGCCCAATCGTGGATCGGCAGCTTGCTGTAGGTCCGCGCCTCGTCGTCCCATGCGTAGCGGTAGTAGGCCAGCGCCTTGAGGCCGCTTAGCTCGGTCTTGTCGTGGTCGCAGTTGCGGGCGTCGAAGTGGAATCGGTTGAAAGCGTCGCGCACCGCACCGATGGCATCGGCCTTCTGACTGACCCGCTCGACGACCTTGCACTTGAGCCCCAGGGCCTCGTACGTGTCCTTGAGGACGGTCGCGGTATCTTTGGATCGGTGCATGACATCGTGGGGCATCAGGCACCACTTGGACTCATGGTCATAGATGTAGGGCTTGGAGAGGACCTGCTTGGCGTGATAGGCCGCTCCCCGTCCCACCTGCGCGTAGTAGTCGATGAAGTGGACCTCGTCGCGGATCAACTGGAAGAACCACACCGCCGTGGCGTCGCCGACTCCCAGGTCCCAACCTGTGTAAACCGGCTGATCCTTGACCCAGGGGACGCGTCCGATCCGACCGTCGGCGCGAGCCGCCGCCATCTCCTCGCCGAACACAGCCCCGGTGACAGACGCCTCAAACGCCTCCTCGGGCGTGCTGGGGTGCTCTCGCGTCATCTCGCTACCCAGCCCGCCAGGACCGAACTTGGTGAACGTGTACCACGCTCGCTGCTCCGGCGTCAGTACGATGCCGTGCTTGGCCTGGAGCTCGTCGAAATACTCCGTGAGGTCGTCGTAGCTATCCAGCCCCAGGGGATCGACGGCGTTCTTCGGGTCGGCATACCAGGGGTAGAAGTGAAATCGGTACTGCTTGACCCCCAGGGGCCTGCCGGATTGCTGGGAACGGATCGTCTCGGCCTCGGCCATCTTGCAGAGGTCGTAGAAGTGCCCTGCCGCCCCCTCTGCGGTGCTCTCGATGCTGATTCGTCCCCCCATCTGCGGGTGGACCGACGGCAGCGTCCCCGTCTTGATCTCCTCGGCCCTCGCGGGATACTTGGCGCAAATCTTGCCGTACTCCGAGATGTGGAGGCGATGCGTCGTGGCCGACCGGAATGACACCGCCACGCGGATCGTCGAGCCGTTGGAGAACTTGATGTGGCTGCGGTCCAGTTCCACCGCTGGGTTCGCCTGGCGGATCGCCTCGGGCAGACACAGATAGGGCGTCTCGATCTTGGTGGCGAAGATTTCGGCGGCGTCGCCCTTGGTGTGGGCGATGATCCCGCATTGCAGGTCCGGCAGCATCATGGCATCGTCAAGAGTCTCGATGCACTTTTCCGTCGTGATCCCGTGCTGACGGCTCTTGAGGTACACGTCGCAGCCGTGCGTCGTCTGGCAGGCGTCTCGCTGCACCGCCCGCTGGCGGAATGGCACTTTGTTGCCACCCTCGTCCACGACCGTGTAGAGGTTGTTGAGACGCCAGGTCCGGTCTCTGAGGCACCGCCGAAGATCGGCCTCAGTCTTGGGCGTCGTCGTCGCCGTGATTGCCGCCATTGCGACCCCCAACCCAGCCCAGGAGCTCACGCATTGCCTTGCTCGCGTCAATCTTGTGGTCCTGTTTATCCGATTGCTCCAGGTGCTGCTTGCCTGTCCAGATCAGCATTGTCGCGTCGCCGCCCGTTGCACGCTTGAATTGAGCTTGATACAACTGTGCTTTGCCCTCCGCGCGTTTTCTGCGGGTTCTCTCTTTGAATTCCCTCCGGAATGTCTCGACATCCACCCCCAATATCTCCGCTATCGTCGTGTCCTTGCATTGTGCCTCGGCGAGCTTGTCGATGCGGGTCAGTTGCGCCTTCGTCCACGTCGTAGGCGTCTTCGTGCGTGGTGCTCCTCGCTTTGCCATCATGCCCTCCCTGCTACTGCGAGTCTCATTTGCGGTGGAATCCAGCCAATGGGCCTCTTGTGCTGGACGTCGCGACGGTACTTCCTGATCCGCTCCTGCCGTTCAGGGGCGTGCGGATCGCTGCGCTTGACCTGTGCTGCCTGCGTCTTTTGCACCCTGGATACTCCAGTGTTGCGTATTCGGCCTCAATATCGGGCATTTGGGTAGTTCTTCATCAACGGCGCGCAACAATCTATGGGTAGACGTGAACCCCGCCCAGGCACGAAGCTCGTTATTTCAGCATGTTGGGGGCGTAGACTCCCGGCTACCTAACGAGTGGAGCCCTCTGCTCTCACAGAGGCTTGGGGTAGGTGCTATCGTAGCCCCAAGACTATTGTCGCTGCCGGTCTTCAACGGCTCCGGCTTTCCAGCTTCTCTGCCCGCAGGCCAGACCCGAGAAGCAGGGCCGAATGAATTGTCCTTTACTTCGGTCCGTTGGGTGCTTCATCTCCAATGCCAGCCAGCCTCCTGCACTTCTCCCTCATTTTGTGTCTGAGCATATCCATGCCGCGAATTAGCTTCTTCGCCCGGAAATCAGGCAGTTCAAACCATTCGCCTTTCCCCGTGACATTCCAACATTTTAGCTGTAGACAAATCGGCATTTGGACGTATATATATATATATATAGATGCGTGCAATGGAGCACGCAACCGACAACCGAACACGCAACCAGATGAAAGGGGATTGAAGATGGCAACCAAGACAATGACACGTTACGCGACAGTTGAGGCCGCCCGCCAGCACGCAGCCGAGGAGCCCCGCGTCAAATCCATCGCCCGCATCCGCACGCGAGACGGCGCAGAATGCTACATCTGCCTGGCCGCGAGCTACGATTACGTGCGCTGGGCCCTCCGCCGCCAGCCCGACCCCGAGATCGCTGCGATGCTGGAGGAGTACGACGTCCTGACGCCCGAGGCCCGAGCCGATCAGGACCGTCGCGACGCAGAAGATGAACCCATGAGCAAGAACGACACGAAACCCAAACGCCACAGCTACAGCATCCGCCCGGACCTGGTGGAGGCGATCCAGGCGGAAGTCAAGCGCCGGCATGCCCACGCAGACACCCGCTACAATCCCGCGACCGGCAAAGCTTGGACGCTGAGCGACCTCGTTACCGAGGCGCTGGAGCACGCATTTGACAACCGAACACGCAAGCAGAGTGAACCGTCAAGGAATCCTGAATAGTTGGAGGTGCCCATGAGCACGAACGAAGCGAAGCCGACGCCGGGACCGTGGAAGTACTCATTTGAGGGCAGTGATCCAAGTTGGGCTTCGGCGGTCAGTGGTTTTGGAGGCTGGCAGACGATGAGTAGCACTGATAGAGGTTCTGAGTATCTTTGGACTCTTTGGACCTGTGAGCCAAAAAGCGAAGGTATGCGCGACCCTTTGGGTGG